AAAATCCAAATCTATCAGAACAAATCGCTGTTGAAAATCAAACACGGTTTGTCTAGACAAAATCCAAATCTATCAGAACAAATCGCTGTTGAAAATCAAACACGGTTTGTCTAGACAAAATCCAAATCTATCAGAACAAATCGCTGTTGAAAATCAAACACGGTTTGTCTAGACAAAATCCAAATTTGTCATCAGAGTTTGCCATTGCAGCCCAACCACAAACTATCAATACAAAAATAGAAATTATGAGAAAAGATTAACCAGTTATAACTGGTTATTTCTACCATTTATGTCCTAATTTACTGGCATTTTCAATGACCTTAATATACTTGGTTTCAGTCAAACCAACTTCCTTAACAATTTTATAATCTTCCAGTTTAATCCGTCTGCCCTTGTTTCTCATTACCATTATACATAAACTTATAATAATTATTTCAAACTTGCAATTTTTACAAAAATAGTTTACCCCACCTGCTTTTTTAATACCATAAAAAACCCTTGACCGTTGCCCACTTGTCATTTGGAAACTACTGGCAACAATATCCAAATAATGTTTATATGTACTGTGTACCCTGTACTCTTCAACACTATTAGATTCTTTTTCATATTTTTTCCTTAATTGTTGTATGCTTTTATGTGGGTAACTGAAATGGTCTGGTATCCTTTTCTTGGTTAATGTGCTTACCTTAAATTCTGCAACTGTACCATTGCTATCTACAATTAGTATGTCCTTGGTTACATATCCACAGTTTTCACAAAAATAGTGTCCATGGATAAAATCTTTTCTTTCAAAAATAACTTTAAAACAATTAGGGCATAATTCAGTATATCGGGGATATCGTTGTACTTCTTTTTTATTTTGTGGTAGTGAATGTATCCCCAAAACTAAATCCCCTTTATTAATAATTTCTTCCTTTGGTAATCCAGTCAATAAATTCCTGTTTAGTCATGTACTTATTTGGGTCTAAATCTTTAATATTCATTGTTTTATCATCCTCAATAATTAATAAAGGTTTGGATTTTTTAAAATAACCTCTTAAAGCAAATATCCAGAATGCAATAAACATAAACTCTCCATAACTACTATTAGTCGTATGTGCTGCAACTGCTAATACTGGGTTTGTTACCATCCAAATTAAAAAACCCTTTTTATTGTGTTCACCTACCATGTATGCACCAATTAAAGACCCTATGCTTGCTGCCCAAAAAAGAATAAAAAATAAATCCAAATTAATTCCTCCTACCTACCCTATTTAATCTTTCTTTATGGTTTGCTTTATTTAATTTTTTAAGTAAATTATTGTAGCAATTTCCCTTCCACTTAGTACTCTCCCCCCTAACATTCCTGTATTATATTCTTCTTGGATGTTTATTTCAAAATTACTTCCTGCTTTCATTACTTCTAATAATGTTTTTGCCAATCCCAATAACATTAACTGTTTACCAGTGGCTTCTTTTTCAACTTCTTTGGTTTCTTGTTTTATTTCAGTTACTATTTCATCAAATGGTTTATAGTGTGGTTCACATTCAGCATATACTTTTACAGGTTCTAATCCTGCTTCTTTGCATATTTTGAATAATACTGGGTGTATATTGTATCCTGCATAATCATGTCCACACATATATTTTTCTTCTTTGCAGTATGGTCTAAATTCGGGTGATTTTTGTCGTATTACCTTTATATCCTTTACTAAAAACCTTTCCGGGTTATCTTGTAAACCTATTATCGCCTCTGCAGTTGGTGGTTCGGGTATTATGCATTTTGGGCTTTGGATATAATCATTTAACTGTGTTACTCTCTGTTTTAATTGTGCAATATGCCTTCCTGCTTTTTTATTTTTTCCTTTTTGTTTTGCTAATTTAAATTTTAGCTCATGTATTTTTTCGTTGGCTTTATCTAACTCATAGGTTCTGTAATCCAATGCTTTTCCTAAACTTCTTATTTTTTCACATTTATGATCTATTGCACTGTTTCCATCTTTTTGCATATTTTTCTTAAACATATTTTTATTCCTCCTGTACCTGGCAGTCTAAAAAATCTTTTAAAGTTGGTGGCCTTCTCAAGTTTTTTGTTTTAACACATCTACCCCTATTTAATACTGGTATTGATTTTTCTTTAAATCCCTCTTTTGTTATCCAACCTGCAACCCTAATTCCTTCCAGTGGCTTGTTCTTTCGTACTGGTTTGGTTAAAATTGCAATGTCTGCTTTAAATTTATGGTTACTAGTGAAGAAGAGGCAATCCTGTTTACTCATTGTGAATTTAACATCTATCTTGGTTTGTGTATAATGTTTGTTGGTATAGATTAGGTCATACCCCTGGTCGCCTCCTTCTGGGTTTATGTTGGTGTCCATTTGTAGGTTTAATATTATTGCTACTGTGTATTCTCCTAGTAATCCAAAGAAGTGTATGGCATAATCACTGTATTGTTTAGCTATTTTTAGGGTTGGAACTCCTTGTTTTTTGTTGTTTCTTTGCTCTGCTATTGTTCGTAACTTTTTTATATCCTCCTCTGGTATGATTACTGCCATCATATTCTTTTACTCTTTGGTGGGTGTTACTATTAGGTGGTTTCGGTCTGGTTTTTTAAATTGCAGTCCAGATTTATAATTAGTGTCTTTTAATTGTTCTGCAACTTTATTCCTTGCTTCTTCTGGTGTTTCTGCTTCTACATCTATTTCTGCCATTGCCTGTATTATATATACTTTAACTAACTGTTTTGGCATGTTCTTACTCCTCATTCATTTCTTCTGCAAATTCTTCAATAATATTTAAGATACTTTCTATTTTTGCTTTACCTAATTTGGTTTTATCTTGGATGTAAAGTATTAGTAATGTTTTTGTGAATTTGCTGCTATTTACTGCTTCCATTGCTTTTGCAACTTTACTTATTTCTTCTACTAATTTTTCTCCAGTTTTCTTTTCAGTATCTCCTTCCATGGGTTTCCCTCCTATTATCCCCATTTAAATATTATTATGTTTTTATGTGGGTTTCTAACTGTTTTTTGTTGTTCTGGTGGTAATAAACTATATAATTCAAACATGTCTTTGCTGCTTTTGCATTTTACCCCTATCTCTTTTTTACCATCCTCCTTAATTTCTATTGCTATATCCTTTGCAAATCGTGCAATTAATTCTATGAACCCATCAGTTAATCTGTATTTGTCATTGTTTTCTATGAATTGTGCTGCAGCTATCCTTAATACTTTACTTAGGTCCATTTGTCTTTTTTCTGCAATGGCTTCTATTTGTTCAACTATTTTTTTATTGTAAATTACTGATAATTGTTTAGTGTTTTCATTGGGTTTTGGTTTGGGTTTTGGTGTTTCCTTCCTTTTGGTTTTGTTTTGTAAGAACCTTGGCACATTTTCTTTAACTGGAACTATTTGCATTGCCTGTGTTTTTGTGATAATTTTTTCTTTAATTAGTTTGTCTATTTCACTTTTGGGTATGTAGTATTTGTTTGGTTTGCCTCTAATTGTTTTTACTTTTAAATAATTTAATTTTACTAATTCTTTTAATATGGTGTATGCTTTTGAATGCTCTTTTGTACCTGTAAGTCCTAAATTTAATGCAGGTTTTATTTCATTTATTGTAAAACAGTTTTTTACTTCTATTGTGTGTGGTAATACAGAATGTATGAAATAATCTGTTGCAGTAAATATGTTGCCTGTTTTATTTTTTTGTACTGGCATTTTATCTTTAACCTTCTTTTTTTGTGGTTTTGGTTTCAATTTTCTTTTTTTCCTATTTTTCTTTTGTCTTTCTTCATTTACTTTAATCTCTTCCTTTAGCTCCTTTATTGTTACTTCTTGCTCTTTTACATTGCCTTTTTCTATTACTGTACCCATCTTTTTTGGATTTATTAAGAGGGCTTCACATTTTTTGCAGTATGGTTTATGTCGTTTGCCTGTTTCTGATATGTTAAATAAGTGTATGTCTTTTGTTTCATGGCATTCACTGCATTGTTTTTTTAGTTTTGGGTTTTCTATTGTGTGGTTTTCTTTTGGTTCGTGTACTGGTTTTGGTGGTTTTCTTTGTGTTTGCCTGGTTTTGTCTAGGATTTTATTTATTGCCCCAAATGATAATCCTTCTTTTGGCATGGTTGCCCTCCATGGTGGTTGTTATAATCGGGTTACTTTTTGCAGGTTCATTACTGTTTTTTGAAGTTCTTTACTCCAGATAATTTGGTGTACCCTATATTCTTCTTTGTTTATTTTTATATGCTGCCCTGTGTGATAATCGGTTATTCCTTCAAATGATAATTCAATATGGTCATCACTTACATCTTGCACCACTGCAGGTGTTCCAATTAATTTAGATTGTTCAAATACTCCTTTTAATCTTGCTATTTCATAATGCAGTTCCTCTATATGTTTACAACAATATGAACCTACCCTGGGTGTGCTTTTCCACCATTCGTTCCAGTTAAAACATTCACACCTCCAAAATCCCTCACTGCAGGTTACTAGATATGATTTGCCTTTTTTAGAAGTGGATACTGTACCTTGTATTTCCTCTTCATCATAATATATTATTTTTACCCTGCCTTTATTCCGGTCTTGGATAAATTTAAAATATCCTGTGTCCATTTTGTGTTTCATCAGTTGCCCCCTATTAAAAAATAAATAATGATTTATTTATTTTGGGCTTTTTTGGCATCTGCAGCTAGTTGTTTTATTACCCTGGCAACTGATTGTTCATCCATGTCATCATCTTGTTCTGCTAGTCTTATTATTTCTTTGCTTCTTGCATCGCCTGTTAATCCTTTGGTTTTAAAGTTGCTGTTTATTATGTCATTGAATAGTCCTATTGTGGCAACTGCTTCCGGGTCGTCATTGTCTGCTAATGTGTTGGTTTCTGTTTGTGGTGTTGGTTCTGGGTCTGGTTCAAATTTCTTTACACCTACTTGGAAGTTTCTGTAACTGCCATCACCGGTTTTCTTTTTTTCCAGTCCTTTGTAAGTTACCCTTACACCATCGCCTTTTTTAACATTGTCTAATCCAGTTACAATTAGGGCAAAATCTCTTATGGCAATTATTTCCTCTGCTTCTGTTATGATAACATAGAAATCTATTGGTTTATTGTCTTTTTTCCGTTTACGGTGTACTAATTCTAAAAAAATACCTTCTACTGTTCTGCCTTCATCTTTGTCATAGTCTGGGAACATTTCATCAAAATCCCATGAATCCCCTGGGTAATCCCATCCTTCATCTATTTTTAGCTGTTTAAATCTTTTATCAATATCTTTAATGCCATGCTCAACCATAATGGTATCCTCCTTCGGTGGTAGGTGTGTTTATTCTTCTATTTTGGGTAGTGGTATTCCCAGTTTTTCAAAATAGCAATCTAAAGCATTTATTACTAGTTTTGACCTGCTCTTGGCATTTACTTCTCCATCAGTTACTAGTTCATTTACTTTAAGTGCATATTCTACCGGAACTGTTATGCTCATTGCAACTTTCAAATTTAGTCCTCCTCATAGTTTCTGTGTTCTCTAATTACCTGGTTTATTCTGTATACTATTGCTGTTTGGGTATCTGCTAATTGTTTCGCCAGTTTGGTTACTGTTATATCTTTTTTTACCAGTTCCAGTTCTTTGTCTGATAGTTCATCTTCGTAGATTATTTTCTTCTGTTTGCCTTTCCATATCTGTCTTGCTTTGCTGTTGTATGTATTGAACTCTTTTTCGTTTTTAAACCCTAATTGTTTGAAAAAATCTTCTTTAATTTCTTTTAACTCTTTGGGGCTTAAATCGTTATCTATTATGTCGTCTATATTTCCTTTTGGCATTGGTTATCACCTTGTATTTGTATTTGTTTTATTGCTATTTAAATATTTTTATTAATAATATTTTTTGGTTTTTTAATTAAAAATTCCAAATAATGATGTTGGCTGCAGGTTAAATAATGACTACTCCATCCACAATCATCACATTCTATTCCATCCGAAAATAAATTACCACAATAATCCTCATCTAAAGTTCCAGATAAATTTTTTCCCCTGCAGCATGGGCATTCTTCCAACTCCCACCAATCCCCTTTATACCCTATTTTTAATATTTTAGGTTCTAGCCTGGGTTCAATAATGTTTTTGTATCCTAATGGTTCAACTATGCAACCATTTACTTCAATTAAAATATTGTCTGGTATGTTTGCACCCATTGGAAAGTAGAATGTGCCATCTTCTATTTTAATATCGCCTTCATAGAGTAGTTGCCCTGTATGTTTACTATAAACTTTAACATGGTTCAACATTTCTACTTTTCCCCTTTTACTATCTCCAATAATTCTGGTAACATTTTGTCTTCTTTATCATACCATTCATCACTTGTTTGTGCTTCCACCTGCCATTTCTCTTTAATTAATCCTCTACTTTTCCTTATTATAAACCATGCCCATCTTATGGCTGCCAATTCAATATATAATTTGTTTGTTCTTAACCATTTAATTAAATCCTCTAAGAAATCCAGTGGGTTTTCAACCTTCCATTCAGATATTCCCAGTTGCCTTAAAACTGCCCTGGCATCCTTAATAGTATCCTCTTCAAACAATTGCCTGTTGCAGTAATAGTATTTTTCATAGTTTTCTAGGTATTCCCTTATTATCTGCATTAGTATACCTCCATCTGGTGTATGTGTTTGCCATGTACTACAGTTCCAATTCCAAATCTCTGATATGCCCAATCTTCTACAGATGAATAGTTGCCTTGGGATACGGTTAAATATGCCTGGATATACCAATATCCATCATCAGGCAATAACAATACTTTTGGGTGTATTCTATCTTTTTCTAGTTCAATTACTTTATCCACACATCTATCCATAATTGCCTTAATACCAGCAATTTTTATACTTTTTTCTTTTATTGGTACTGGTATTGGTTTGTTTGTTTTTACTGCAGGTTCAACCCTTCCACATCTTTCATTAATTTTTAGTTTGTCTTCTGGGTATGTGTCCTTCATTTTCATTTCTCCTTTGCTTTTATATACAATACTACCTCATTTTCCTGGCAAATTAGTTTTGTGCAATCATTAAATTTTGATTCGTTTAAAATTAATTCTACTTTTCCATTTTCTGCATCTTCAACTATTTCCTTATGCAAAATTCTACCATCAGTTTCATTTTTAATTATTAATCGCATTGTATGCCCTCCTATGGTATTACAAATAACCAGTCATATTTTTTGCCTTTTATTTCAACTATTATTCTAAAACAATGTGTATCCTTATGTTCTTCCACATCTATTATTTTCATATCCTTTAAGTCTGCTATAGTTATCTCTTCTTTTTCTATGCCTTTTATTACTGTAAGCAATTTATCTCCTCCTTCTATTATTCTCTCCTTCTTCACTATGTATTGTGTTTGTTGTAAATCGTTTATAAATTCATTAATTTCTTTTTCTTTGCCTTGCACAATTAATTTAAGTTCATGGGTTTGCACTAGCATTTTCATTTTAGATAAACCCCACTGCTTCCAATATTGTTACTATAACTACTCCTATGGCTATTCCTGCCATAATTGCCAGTATATACTCTGCCCGGGTTAATCCATACACTTTTAAAACATCCACATAATTTAAATTTCTCCATTCACCATTTATCTTGGCATACACTCCATAAACTTCCTCTATCTTACCATCCTTTATATTGTCCTGTAATAGTCCTCTTTCTTTATAAATTATTTTCTGCCCTTTTTTAAATTTCATTGGATTATTCCCCCTCACAAATTCAATCATCTTCTTTAAATAACCCTAATTCCTCGTATGTTTCTGTTTGATATGAACTATTAAAACAGTCCTCTGTAACAATTTGCAGTCCACTGTAATTCAAAACATGCTGTTTTGCTTCTTCCCAGTTTTTAGCTTTGAATTTTCTAATTGTTTTGTTTTTTTCATCAAATACAACATAAGTTTCCATGTTTTTTTATTCCCCCTAAATTTTAAAGTCATATACATAGATAAATCCATAGGATTCATAAATTAAAAAATCCCCTTCATCATCCCTGGCAGCAATTTCTTGAACTAAACCTAATGTTAATTGTTGTTTTTTTATTTTTGCAAAGTTTACATCAATTTTATAATATTTGATAAATCGGTATAAACTTATTTTGTCCTTAATTAACCATTTTTTTACTAAATTAAAAACTGTCATAACTTCTGCCCCTGGGTTGTATCTTTTTCCTAAATTAAAAACTGTCATATTATTTTTCCATTTCCACTGTTTTAATATAATAAAAAGTATACTCCTTAATTTTCTTATTCTCCAATACCAACTTTCCCAAATAAGTTATTTGGGTTGAAGGCATCGTATGCCTTTCAGTAAGTACCCTGAATACTATTTCGGCTCCTTTTTGAAATTCTTTTTTATTAATTAAAATATATCCTGCAGGTTTTAAAGCTAATTCCAATCTAGCCATAATGGCTTCTAAATTCTTTGTTTCCTCCTCTTTTACCATGCCTGCAATCCAATCAGCCATATATAATAATATTGCATCTGCTACATTGGGGTATCCTTTTTTTGCTGCAAATTCTTTTAAAAAGTGGCTTAATGCCATATATATTGAACCTGCTTCAAATCCTATTTCCACTTCATCAGAGTATTCTTTACAATAACATCCATACCTTCCCATAATATCATCCTCTTCTAATTTAACTGGGTAAATATAATGCCCATAACTGTTCATGTTCCTTATACTTACAATTCTCCTTAATTCTCGTGTTAATCCCTTCATTAACATGTCCATATTTTTTACTCCCTGTAATCTGCAGATATTACCTGGCAGTCTACAATTTCATATTTTTCTTTTAACCTGTTCCTAATGTGCATAGTTCCAGGCCCAATACCTTTCAAAGTAACTGTTATTTCTTCATCACCAAATGCCAGTATATCCAAATCATCTTTAAATTTTAAAGTTAATTGTAACTCCATTGGATACACCTTTAATCTATTAGTGTTTTTTGTGGGGCATATTCTGGAAATTCCCTATAAATTTCATCTATTTTTTTATTTGCTTTTTTTACTATTTCCTCATTTGTTCCTAGTTCTCTTTTGGCTTTAGATTCTTTCCTTCTGTTATCTCCAATGATATACCCTGGGTTTTTTAAAATAACCTCTACAATAAGTCCATCAACTTTAAATTTCTTAGTAGTTGAAATCATAGTTGTATTTGGGAATTGTTCTTCATTTAACCGTTGCTTATACATTGAAATAAAATCAGTTAATCCTTTTGTGGTTAATTGTTCCATTATTACACCTTCTTTAATTCTACCTGTGTAACTTCTAATATTTCTAAAATATTTACTAGTGGGGAAACTTCTGGTATGCTACTCCATAGGTATAATCCTTTATCTGTACCTACTTTGCAGGGTATGAAAAATATAAATCCCCTCATGTCTTCTTTTATTGGCAGTATATCATTTAATTTGTCTTTTATTATTAAATTGCCATCGGGCAGTTCTTCATAAAAACATCCATCTGGGAATTTATCTAATTGTATTAGGCAGCTTAAAAGGTCATCTGGATTATCTGCGACATATTGGTTTCCTTTAAAATCTAAAATTGTGCCTTCTTGGTATGATTTGATTTTTCTAATATCGTCTATTCTTTTGCCTATAACTATTTTTACCCCTTCTATTTCTGCCATTTTAATTCCTCCAGTTTACTATATAATCCAATATTTCCCATACTAAAAATCCTACCATGATTATAACTATTTCTATTATGCATGCTGATAAAAAAAACATAATATTAAAATATAAATCTTCTACCATTTTATGCACCTGTTTTTTCTTTTGCCCTTTGTTCTTCATCTTTTATCCGTTGCACCTCTTTCTCTATACTGGTTATTGCTTTCCTATATGGTGTTTCGTAGTGGCATCTATTACATTCAAAGTATACCCACCATTTTCCGGGTTTGTCTTTAACTTCTTCCCCTCCTATGTGTGGGTGCATTAACACCCTTCCATTATGACTGTGGCAATTTATGCAGCCATTTACTTCAAACAGTTCATGGTATCTTTCATCATCACATTCTTGTATGCCCATTTCTTTTTCTTTTGCATAATTTTCTAAGGTTTTTTGTGTTCCTCTCTGTTTTCTTGAACCTTCTACTCCACACCAATGGCATAGTACATGAAAGCCCTCTCCATCTTCTGTGGGTTGAATGTGTTTTGGGGCAATCATTTTTACTGCCCTGCAACCTGGGTCATGGCATCTTTTGGTATTTGTGTTCCCAATATACATTTAATTCACCTTAACAAATTTGTGAGTTACTAAGCAGTATGGGCATTCGTTGCCTGTGTGGATGTTTCCACCATCGTCTATAGTTATTTTTTCTTTGTTTGTATCCATTATTACATGTCCACATTCTATTTGCCCTATCATGTCCATGCAGCATGGTTTAAAATCTACCTTTTTCCTATAGCTTGGTTCTTCTTTTTTTAATCCTCTTATTTCTTTGTATAGTACCTGCATTTTTTTAATCCCCTTTATGCTTGCTGTATAGTAGTAAGTTGCTTCTTCCTTATATACCTTATTATTAATAATAATCTAAAAAAATAAAATAAAAAATTAATCAAAAACCTCACTTACATATTCCACAGTACAATCCTCTGAAAGACATTTGACTTTTAACATCTCCCAATAATTTTTAGGATGCCCTTCTCCTCCTTCTTTATATCTTTTTGCTGCTAATTCTAAAGCTCTTTCTTCATTTGCAGCTACCACCAAACACCTAACATAACTTTCCCCAATATACCCATTAGTAACTTCATAAAGTTTCATTTGCTTACTCCTTATTTTTATCTACTTTGTCTTCTAAATGGTTTTGTACGAATCCCATCGCTTTATCTAATGGCATATACACAGCCAATGGAAAACCATTTGATAATACAACATTCCACTCCCCATCACCTGTATAAACAAATGTTATTTTTTCATCAAATTCTTTTTCATCCATAATTTTTCCTCCTTAATAATAAAAACTAACCTGGTCCACACCAATATTTAGATTCCTGATATTCTGGTTTGGAATATTTTGCAACAAAAAACTTTTTATCTTCAATTAATTCTTTTTTGTGCAACTTAATTATCTCCTCTGCAGCATGCATCACATATCTACCCACACCCTGCATAAGTTCCTTATTACCTTCCCATCCACCAATATAATATTTGGCTTTCTCATTTTTTATTCCAAAATAAGAACTTACTAAGTATGCTGCAGCTTCTGCAGTAACTTCTTTAATTTCCCTACTAATCTTTTTGTTCCCGATGTGGTCTAAAAAGAAGTGTGCTTCCTCATGGTATAATGTGTTTATCATGCTTAATTCGTTTTCCCTTTTGCTTATCTTGGTTTGTTCCTTATTTATCGTTCCTCCTTTCCCATAGTTTTTAATTACTTTTATTGGTAGTGGGCTGTCTTTTGCAAATTTTTCAAACTTATAGGGCTTATCACTGGTAATATAATTTTCAGCACCTACCACTAATCCGGTGTCATCGGTAGGGTCTACTATTGGAAAACTTCTACCCAGTAGTGTTATTATTTTGGGAACCCCTGTTTGTGCAACATCAAATACTGGGATTAATCTAAAATTGCTTACTATAAATTCCTCTTCTTCTTCCCCTGTTCTTTCGTTAATTGTTTTTATTTTCCTGGTATTGGGTGCATAAATCCTAATTGCCTTTTGCCTTTTTTGTATCCACCTTCCTTTTTTATTCCATGTTTTTCTACCTGCTAATAATGAAACATCCCTGAATTGTATCCATGCAATTACCATGTTTCTAAATGTGTAATCATGGAATCCTCCACTATACATTTCCCCAAATTTTTCTAGTTGTTTTGGGTCTGTAACTATTGTATCCATTAAGGTTTCATATTGCCTGTTTAGGTTAATGGATAATTCTTTCATTTCTTTTTTAAATTTTTCTTTGTTATATTTTGCCATTGTATTATTCTCCTTAAATAAACCTGGTAATATTAAATTCTAAAATTGATTCATGCCTGCAGGGCTTGTAATCATTTTGGTTAAAATCTGGTATGCCATAAATATAGACTGTGATAAAAACTAGGTTATCTTCACATACTATGTCCTGGTTTTGATTAACTTCTATAACATTGGGTTCATAGTCGTATCCCCTGGGATATGGTTGCATTTTTATATCTCCACAAAAAAATAATAATGTTTACCAGTTGTATTGTTTTTCAAAAATTGGGGTTAAAACTTCTCCTAGTATGCCCTTAATCCCACAGGTAAAATATTGTTCTTCTAACCTGGCAATTATTTCAGCTTCTACAACTATGCTTAATTTGTGTAGTAGGTTTTGGAATACCCATCCCATTGCTTCGTCATATTGTTTTTGGGTTTCTCCACCATCAAATTCACTTAATTGGGTTACACTTTCTGGCACTGGTTCAAAGCTGTTTTCAATTTCGTTTATTTTGTTTGCAACATTTTTTAAAACAATTGCTTCCACTTTTTGCAGGTTGCTTACATCTATTCCTAAGTTTTGGGTGTTTTGGGTTTTCATTTTTTTTACTTCCTTTATTGCTTGCTATATAGTAGTAAGTTGCTTCCCCTATATAAATGTTATTATTAATAATAATTTAGAAATAAAAATAAGGACACCTTATAGTTCACACTAAACCCACACCAACAACAATGGGTTTAAGAAGAACAATAACACCCACTTAAACCCCTACAAAAATCATGGCAATAAGACACCCTTAAAGTTTCCACTAATCCCACACTAAAATCATGGGGTTTAAGGGAAACTTAAAGGTGTCCTTAAACCCACACCGCATCAATGGCAATAAGGAGTCCTTAAAAAAAAATAAAGCAACCTTAAACCCCACACTAAAATCATGGGGTTTAAGGGAAACTTAAAGGTGTCCTTAAACCCACACCGCATCAATGGCAATAAGGAGTCCTTAAAAAAAAATAAAGCAACCTTAAACCCCACACTAAAATCATGGGTTTAAGGGAAACTTAAAGGTGTCCTTAAACCCACACCGCATCAATGGCAATAAGGACACCTTATAGTTCCCACTAAAACCATTTAATAAAAAAATGAATTAACCTGGAAAAGCCATCCTAACCCCTGCCATAAAAGCCCTTTTATTCTCCAAATCATGCAACTCTTTTTCTGCATTAACTAATTTTTGAGAACTTTCCATATATTTATTATACACCCCTGCCCTTTTAAGCAATGTAAAGGGCAGTTCATTCTCACTAGTCTGATACATAAAAGTACACTGCATTAAAGTATTCATCTTACCCTTCTCACGATAAATTAACTTCTTAAGTTGTTCCATTTCAAATAATTCAATTGCAGTGTAAATATACTTTTCTTCCATTATCCTATCCTCTTATAACATTACCAGTACATTCACTTTCATGCCATCCATCAATTGTTAATCCACTTCTATTCAACAAATCAATCTTATCTTTATAATCCATTTTTTCAATTTCTACCCCTAAACATCCATTTTTTAATATACAAATATAAATTCCTTTACCTGGTTTGGTATGTGTGAGTTTTTCAAATTTTTCTACAATTTTAATTTGCATCTGGTTTTCTACATTGCTCATTCTACCATTTCCTGTAGTTCTTTTATTAATTCGTTTATTGCTTGCTTTGCAGGTGCATCTATCACATTTTTATCTTTCAATATTTTTAATTCTTCCACACCTGCATTAACATAAGCAATGGCATAATCACAATTAGAATCTTTTACCATATCCATTAGTTTTCTTAAATTCATTTTTTATTCTCCTCATGGCTTACAATAATCATTTCCAAATTATGGTCTATTAAATGTATGTTTAGGGCTTTAACAAATCCTCCTAATGTTTCATTATTCCCCATCATTCTATCTACATGATGTAAGGTAATCAAAGTATTAGCTATAAAAAAAGCTAGACCGGCTAATGCCAATACTTTATTTTCTTTAAGTTTTTCATTAAATACACTTAGTAATTCTTCTTTAATCATACCAACTTTCATTATTTCATTAAATGTTGCCATTCACCTTTCCCCCTACCTTTTATAACCTAATGCCTGGAAAACTATGTCCTCTGTAACTATCATTCCTGCCTTTTTATTCCTTCTTTCTTTAATTATCGCTATTGCTTTAAAAACATCCTCCTCTTTTACTGTTTGCTTATCCTGTATTAACATAACAGTACCAATGGTTTTCATTAGGGTTCTTAATTCAGTGTCTAAATAGTTTTCAACTGCAGTTACTGCATTCTCTTTTATCCTATTAACTGGTTTTATTTCTTCTGAATTATGGAAACCTAACACTTTAAGATATTTTTTCATCTTAGTTCTTAACCTGGTTTTTGGCACTAACCTATCTTCCACCATATCTTCCAAACTTGATTTATAAAACTCTGTTATGTTTTCCCTGGTTGCATCATCTAAAACTTTTCGCCTTTCCATATTAGTCCACCTTACCTTTTTCTAAAGCACGTCTTTCTTTTAATCCTAATCCTGCATCTTTAAGGATTTTTCTATTGGTTAATATGTCCTCATTGAGTTTGTATTTTGTTATTGCATAATCTCCTTTATTGTAATCAGTGGGGTATAATTTTTTAATGGCATTTAATCCATCTATTCCTATCCTGCAAAGTCTAATTACATTGCCTGCCCTTTTAAGTTTCAATTGTTTTTCTTCTTCTTTATGTTCCTTAATTATTTCTTCCATGCTTCGTGGTTTGTCCTTCATGGTGTTGCCCTCCTTCTAAAAAAATAAAAAAAGTTATACTAAATCATTCATAGTGTCGGGGTATGTGTTACCTTCAAAACCTAGTAACCATCCTTCTACTGGTAAACTCCACACTTCAATAATGTTACCTTCCATGTTGTAGTCTACTTTCATTTGGTAATCGTTGATGTCCTGCATTACTTGTTTTAATTGTTTTGGGGTTGCATGCTCCCATCTTTTATCCTTGTTAGCTGCAGGTTTGATGAAAAATAGTGTGGGGTATGCAGTTATTAAGTTTTTAAATTGGGTTTTGCTCATTCTCCAGTTGCTTTTTAATGGTTCTCCTGGTTCTCCGTACTGGTTTAGTTTGTAAGTTTTTCCTTCAAATTTTACTTTTACTGTTCTGTATTCACTGTTCCCTTTTTTTGTGTTTTTAATGGTTCTTTCAACTTTCATTTTTTTATTCTCCTGTATGCTTGCTTGTATAGTAGTAAGTTGGTTCTACCTTATAAATGTTATTATTATTAATATTGTTTGGGGAAGTGAGAGGTGCATTTCCAGTGTAACATCTGTAAAAAACATTGGGCAAAACTAAATTTTTAAAAAACAACTACTACTTTTAAAAAACAACTGTACTGATACTTAATTTATAACTACTACTATATATAAGTTATTATTAATATTAATATGAAATAGTAATAGAATAGACAAAAATCAACACCTGCCATGCTACCCCCAAAGTTACACTTGCAATGCATGACCCTCTCCCACCACCACATCCATAACTTTATATATAAATAATAATAATAAAAATAATTATGGAAGCAAAAACCAATGAAGTGATTGAAATGCCAGTCCAATACTTTTGTAAAGTATGTGATTCTTTTCAAAAAATTCAAAAAACAGAACTCGGAGGTGTTGCAAAAGACATTACCATGATCACCCTAGAATGTGGTCATGAGCTAATGCAACTCCCCTAAAAACACTTTAACTTTTTTTTATTTTTTTATCAACAACATAACTTAAAACTAATGATTCTGTATCTTCTTTTTTAAAATCCCCCTCATTTATTATGCCTCTTTCTTCCATTTCTAAAGCCATGTTCCTAGCTTGAATACCCTCATTTGCTTCTATATCCATCTCCACCATTTTTTCAACTTTGTATAAATTAACATGGTATGTTTTTAATTCTTTTTTTTGCATAAGCTATACCTCTTATAACCGGGGATATTGTGGTGTGTAATAGCATTCATCATCATAATCCCAGTATGCACCACTATCTTCCACATTACCGTACTGGTCATAAATTGGATCACACCCTGGGTTCTTACACTGATAACTTGGTGCATAATAATCAGCAGTTACCATAGTTACTGTAAGTATTGAAACCCCTAAATAGGAAGGGTTGCAGTTTGGGCATGGATAATTCCATATCTGTTTATTGGTGTTTGTTCCCCTATACAAATGGAAACCGTTGGTACTTATATTCCCATCATCATCCACAAAGGGCAGGTCTAAGGCATGCTTAATATAGCAAAGCAGTATTGAAGTATACAAAGAAGGTTTATGATTCCTTATATTATCCCGTACCCATTCTTCAAACACTTCTAAAAATTCTACCTTATTTTTGGGTGTGCATTTTAAATAATCAAAATTCATTAATGCCCTTATGGTTTCATGGGCTGCATGCATTATCTTTTTTTTCTTATCTGGATTGTTTTCTATTAACCAGTTTTTCCATCCTAGAATGTATAACCCCATATTAACCTTTTTTTCCATTAAAATCTACCACCCTTATATTCCTTTATTCCATTTGTTATTCTTCTTTTGCAACCTTTCTAATTCATCAAATTTATCAGTTGGTATACTTATCCCCTGGGAAATACTATCCAATAACCCTACTATTTCTTTTTCAACTAATCTCCTATTCCACCTGCCATTTTTCCAATAAAATTGTATATCCATATATTCAATTATGGCTTTATGTGCTTTATTCTCTTCTACAACTATTGTTATCTTTTGAATAGGATTTACCAACTGTTCATTTAAATATAATCCTGTATTAACTCCATTATCTTCACCCACCACATACACTTTAGGAAAATCATGAACTGCCATTACTATACCCCCTGCAGTATTTTTAGAAAAGTTGATGCAACCTTAATATCCTTTTCACTTGCTGCAATGCTACTTTTAATTCCTTCTTTGGTTAATGTTTCCAATGCTTTGTTCAAACTACTCTTGTTTATTCGTACATCATCCTCCTTTTCTATTATGTAACCTGCCAGTATCATTTCTAATAATTCTTTTTCTTCCTGGTTCATGTCTACTTTAATTCCTTTTAATGTTTTAATTGCCAACATCGTTTATTTTCCCCCTTTATTGTTCCATTTTAAAAAGTTCATTTCGTATTCTATACTTTTTGATTCCATTTTCTTCCAAAGCATTTTCTATTCTCATAATTTCCATCATTCTACCTTCAACATCCAAATAACGTGTTCCATTGCTTTTTTCACAAAGTAATGCATGGTAACTAGTCATTAACCAAAATAATTCTTTGGATAATTTTTCTCCTTCTAATTGATTTAATTTAAAAAATCTTTCTTCTAGTTCTTCTAAATTTTTTAAAATAATTTGTTTACTAGATTTATAAAAAGATCTAAATAATCTAACTTGTTTTTTTAACAAATGGTCTATTTCTTTATTAGTTCTAACATCATTATCTTGTTTAAAGTAAATGATTTCAATTATTTCTTCATTATATTCATTTTCTCTCCAGAGTAATTCTCCTTTTTCCCAATAATAAGCACAATTCCCTTTAATACAGGGTTCAGTACACAATTCCCATTTCATAAAGTTTATAACTGCCCCATTTGGATATGTTCTTGTTTTCTTCTTAATTACATCCATATTCACATCCCCTATTGTGTTTAGTTTTACCATCTTTACTTTAACATTCTTCATCATCCTTACCTAATTCTTCTACCCAACATTTATAACAGTAATTACCTTTTTCACCACCTACTTCTACACCCACCATAACACTATCCACAAATTCCCCACATTTATCACATTTGTAGTGGGCAATTGGTTCTTTTTCCCATCCCCTGTTATCCCTTCTGCCATCCATATATAATAGGTAATTTTTTGCTCTTCTAATTGTGCCTAACCCTTGGATTAGTCCTGCTTCCTGCAGCCATCTTTCATGTTCTTCTAACAGTTCTATTAATCTATCTTTTTTCCATTTCTTCATTGTATCCCACCTGTCTATTCCTACACCTATTATTAATCCAACATCCTTTCCATTTAATTCCTTAAATAAATCAATCATCAGCTTTTCCACCTAAAAATATTCCTTTACCCACTAAATCTATTGGGCTGATTAAAATGAAATGTTTTTCTTTGTCTTTAACCACATACACCGTATATGCTTCTTGAACATCATGGGTACTACTATCTATAGTGCAAATGTCAATATCACCTAGTTCTTCATATTTTTCTATTAGTACATCTATGGTTTCTGATAGTTTTAATGCCAACTTAATACCCCTGTAACCGTACATCATTAATGAAGAAAAGTATTGCCATTAGAATTATAATAATAATGCCCACAATAATTAAATCCCAATTCAGTTCATCGGTTTTCATGGTAGTTACCTCCAATTTAATAAATATAAGATAAGGGCAGGAAAATGAAAACCTACCCTTAAATGGTCAAATTAAATTTTTTATTTACCACACCCTATATCATTGCAGTAAACCCTTTTTTTAATCCTTTTTAATAAATCTACAAATGATATATATTTTGCATGTTCTGCCCCTATTTCTTTTGCTTCAAACCTTATATGTGGATTAAGCTTATTATCCTCATTATAATCATTTATTAATCGTTCTGCTTCTCCCAAATGGTAAACAATTAATTCTTTCCTTCTGTTGTATTTCCCTTTTAATGGCATTCTAACCATCCCTCTTTTTCTAATTCTATATCATAACACTTAACAGAACAACATGCCCCACCATAAGATGATTCCAATCTTTCAGTAATCAACATATAATTACCACATACTACACATTTTATGATTCTTTCATGGAAGTGTGGGCAATATTTGGCTTCTCCATCCCCTACTATCATATCATCTGTTTGGGTTTTATATGCCAATGTGTGGATACAATTGGCTTCTGGAGTCAGTGGTGGGTCGCCCCCAAATCGTGGGTCAAATGACCCGGGGTGTCCGGGGTCTATGCTTGAATGTTTGCAGTCAAAACATGTTTTTTGGTATTCTTTGTCTGGGTCTATCATTTTTTTCACCTGTATTTTTATTTTATTTTACTTGCTTATAAATATTATTATTATTATTAGTATCTCATTGCTTTGAACTTATACCACATACCCCTACTTTCATTATAATAATAAATCTCATCCCCCCTTTTAGGTCTAAAATCTTCCTGCTTATCTAATACTTTTAATTGTGCTAACATGCACTTTCTATCATCTGTAGACATATCCAGTTCATCCAGTAACTTTAAATCTTCCCTAAAATTGCCAGTGGCATCTTTAATAAAAATACTAGATTGTACCATAACAATATTAAATTCATTAATTGCATCTGGTAAACACTGCTCCAAATTTTGGGTTAAATAGTGGCCTGCCATATTAATAACTCTCCTACTTTTCTTCCAATTCGTTAAATTCGCCCCTAACTATTTGTCGTAAACAGTCCACACAAAATACAGAATTTATGGTGTATCCTTCTTCATCTTCTACATCTATCTGCATTTCCCCTTCATTACCACATATAGAACATTGCTGTCCTGATGCACTCCATGCATTGCTTTTTCCTATCATTTAAATCACCTGGTAATTTTTAAAAAAATAAAATTTAGTTGCCTCCAAAATCCCGGAGGTAGTGGCAACTTTCAACCATGCTTCAAGGTATAAAATTATCCCCTACTCTTCTATAACTGTGGTCCATTGGGTTTCTTCCAACATAGCATTCTAGTTCTTGGTATTCGTAGTATGCTTTTTCGGTTTCCCTTCTGTTTGCATCGTAGTCATGGCCTGTTGCATCTAACCAATTTTTGGCTTCTCTTTTTGCTGCATCACTGTGTAATTCTAGGTTTTCGTATTTACTTAAGAGGTAGTTTACTTCCTCTAGTTCTGCTTTTAATTGTGCTTTTTTTGCTTTAGCTGTTAATACTAATTCTTTAACCCTTTTGTTTGTTTTTAATTCCTGTTTGTATGTCATTTCACTATATCGTACTTTGTCTTCAAATCTTGCTAGGTTGCTTCCTTTTAATAGTCTGGTGGTTTTCATTTTTTTTACTTCCTTTGTGCTTGCTTGTATAGTAGTAAGTTGCTTCTACTATATAAAGATTATTATTATTAATAATATTTCTGTTTTGTATAAAAAAATAAAATTAAGCACCACCAAAAAACTCATTCAAAACCGTATACTGCCCACTGCAACCCCTAATCAAACAATTAACCCACCGAATATTATCCAACTGCAAATGTCCACACTTATCACACTGCATTTTATACACCCTTACCAAACTATCACCATCCATAGTATTCCCTCCAAATATTAAATACCACCAACTCCCCAATATAATAGTATGACAAAAAACTGCGACAATTGTGGTAGGCCCATCAGCAACCAATCCAACACACCATTTGCAAATTCAATTCTAGAAATAAACAAAATAGCAGAAGATAAAACAATAACACCTGAAAAACTAAACCTATGCGATATTTGCACCGTGGGCATTTACTACTCCCTGGAAGAAATGAAAAAATTAAATAAAAAGGATAAATTAGTTAGTGATGAATTTACTAACTAAATTCCTTTCTTATTTTTTTGTATGCAATTTTTGCCAGTTGGTTTCCATTCTTTTTTTGTATAGTCGTACTTTTTACATACACCATTTATGCAACTAGTTGCAGCCATAAACTTTTTTCCTCCTTACCCATTGTTCCAAACAATCCATAATGAAGGTTGCCCTCCGTATGTGTTTGCAATCCACTGTTCCATTTCAGCAAATGGAACCTCAATCACATCATTGTCGTCATTTAAACTGTCTATTAGGCAGATTACTTTTCTATCCATGTCTATATAAATTGGGTACATATAATGCCCCCACTTATTTCTATATAAACAGTGGATACCTAATGCCACATTGGGGTCTGCAATCATTTCCCCCACTGCTTTCCAACCTGTGGTTGAAAAGTTTTGCCATACACTGGTAACTTTATGTCCTATTTGTTTGGCTGCAGTTTCAATAGCATAAGTTAATTCACCATGCCCACTCCCTGCAGTTGTTGTTCCTGCTAATGTTGCCAGTACCTGTTGAGCTAATTTGTATCCGTAGAGTTCATACAGTAATTGTACTGCAGTGAATGGTCCACACCAATAATTAGTTCCTTGGTCTTGTGATTTGTCATATCGTGGGCTTGCATAGAGGTTAGGATTTACTGGTGTTGGTAGTGGTGTTGGTACTATTACTGTTCCATTGTTTATTCCAAATCTTACAGTTTGGGGGTCTTGGTTGTTATTGGCATCTTTGAACACATCTACCCTTAATACTGCATCATCAGTTTCTGCAGGTGTGAAATGTTTTTCTCCACCTCTTGGTACTGCAACCCATGCAGGTTCTTTATTTTCAGTTAGTTTGTATCTGTATCTTCTTTCTATTGCATCCACATATTGGGGGTATGTTGCTTCTATATAACTTCCCATACTATTTTTCCTCCTATATGATTCCTATTTCTATATTTTTTGTTTGCACCAACTCTTTATAGATGTCTATCTGGGTTTTTGCAGGTTGTATTTCTGTTGTTGGTGGGGGTGTTGGTGTTGGTTCTGGTGTTGGTTCTTGGTATCTTATTAATTCTGCCCTTGCTCCTCCTTCTGCTTTATCACATCCGGTGCATCCATCATAATCTGCAGAACACCTGTAACATGAAATCTCATTTACCCCTTTTACATAGTTACCCAAACAATTATAATGGTGGCATAATGGGCAGTAATTTTCCCAGTAATAATATCCAGATGTTCCACCATAATGACCCCCTGGATAATAATATCCTCCAATTACATCTATGTCCTCATGGTTTATTGCAGTTGCAGCACCCATAAGGGTTGTAACTGCAAATAATAATATACATATTTTGAGTATTGGCTTAATCTGATCGCCTCCTTACTCTTATAGCATTCTTCTATAACCTACTCTCAAGAACCCTAATTGTATTGGGATTCTGTTTTTGAGTTATGCCACTATAGAACTTTTTAGGTCTGCTATAAGACCAGTTACAATCATATTAAGCACCCCACTATTTTATAATTTAATTTATAATCCCATTAAACCTAATAGAATTACTACTATTCCAATTGCAGTTAATGCCCCAATCCAATAACCTTGTTTTTCTCTTTCTTCAAAACTAATTTCTGTTTTATCCTCATATTCTTCATCATCATATTCTGTTTTTATAACTGCCATTATATTCCCCCTTACTTCTTTAGAATTTATATAATGCAAATGTTATTAATGCAACCAAAATAGGAACAATAATAACCAAAACAATTGAAAGATTTTTAGTTATGTCCTTTTTCAATGTTTTATTTTCTTCAACTCTATCACACTTAGTATTATCAAATCCTTCTTTAATTTCATTTTTTAAGGATTTAATTTGTTCTTTCATTTCTTTTTTATGTTCTTTATCATCTTCTTTAAATTGCTTAAGAGTATCTTTAACATTTATTTCCACATTATCCTGCCTTGTAGCTATATTCCCTATCTGCCTATCCCTTGCATCATCCAATTCCTTTTTAACTTCTAATCTTGTTTGGAACTGGTCATTTAATTCCCTTTGTTTTTGAAACCGTTTATAATCCCTTTTAAGTTTTTCATCCTGTTCTTTTAATTTTTGTTGCACATCTTCTTTTATGTTGGTTAAATCTTCTTTAATTACATGTATGTCCGTTCCAATTCCCTGCACTGTTTCTTCATATTTCTTATCCCACCTTGTTTGTGTTTCATTATGCAATTTAAGCATATCTACATTATCTTCATCATGTTTGTGTTCCTGTTTGTGTTCTTGTTTCTCCCCATCCATTTTTCCACCTACCCCTTAAATTGTAGTATTGTTAAGATATGCTCTATTAATCCCCATATTTATAGTATCATTATTCTTTAAATTAAAAAATTGTCTTAAACTAAATGGGGATATTAATTCCATGTGTGGTGTTGGATAACTTCTAATATCTGGCCTAATATTCCATAATGGCAATCCAAATAAAAATAGGGGGAATATATTATAATGTTGTGCTAATTTTTCTTCATTTAAAAAAGTAACTGGATTATCTAAAGTTATATTTAATGTGCCTGGATACAACTTTTGCCCAAATCGGTTTAATATTTGGGGTTCTATTTCAACAAATGTTTTTTGGCTTGCTATACCACATCCATTTTTAACTGTCCCTTTTAAATTATATTCTTCACTGTTTACATAGTAAATGGGTCTATCATGCTGCAGCCAATTATTAACTTGTATTGGGTTTTTAGTCATAAGATAATCATGTATTGGTTTAACCCTCCACTGGTTGGATATGGGTTTTTCATCTGGGTATCCTATTTCAAAAATAACTATTGTACCCATTTCTAGAAATAAATCAATTACTTTTTTGTATTCTTTAAAGTGGTGCAATACACTTAATGCCAGTACAACATCGTATTTATTATTTTTTGCCAATTCTTCTATGTCTTCAAGTTCTATGAATTTGTGAATTAAATGTAGGTTAAATTGTTTATGTTCCTTGTATACTTCTTTTAATATTGGTTCATAGTCTACCATTGTTATATCTGCAATTGGAAAATCCTTTAATATTTGTAGACTAAAATATCCATAATTTGCCCCAAAATCTAACACTTTTATTGGGGCAAATTTATCATATCTTGCTAATATTGGTTGTATGGATTTATACCTTAGATTACATTCCCTATTGCCTTTTATAATTGTTCCATCTTTTTTTATTATATCTTGGTATGGGTTGTTTGTAATCATTTTATTCCTTTGCTAGTTGGTAATTGAAATGTCTTGCTCTTTGCCCTGGTTTGCTGTATGCAAATTTTTCTATCTTGAAACCTGCATCTTTTATGAGTTGGTGTATTTCCTGGGTATTGTATTGGTATAGGTGTCTGTCAATTGTTTTGAAATCTGGTTTTTCTACCTGCCCAATATAGGGCATTTCATTCATATCATTATATCCATCAACTACCTTTCCCCATTCTGCAGCATCAGGAGTAGATAAATAAAGTAATCCATCATCTTCCAACAATTCTTTGAGGTTTCTTAATGTATCTGTGGGGTTGAAAAATAAGTGTTCCAATACCTCTGTGAAAATAATCCGATCATACTTTCCACACAGTTTATTTATTTCAGTTTCAATATCCAGTATCTGGTAGGTTAAATCATAATTATACCAAATGGCATCATCCAAATATTTCTGAACATCTACTCCTTGCACTTCACATTTATAAACCATCTTTGCAAAGCATGCTAAAGTACCATAAGCACATCCAACATCTAACACCCTTTTAACATCATGTTCCTGGGCATCTTCAAATATCCATTCTGGTATGTGCTGCCAGTAATGAAATTCCTCTTTTCTATAGGCATTTCTATAATGTGGTATACTCTGCCATTCAATATGATTCTGTATCCGGTTTAAAATTACCTTCCAATCAGTCATCTTGTATCTCCTTCTAACCTGTGGTCTGGTCTTAATTTTGGATCACAAAATAATTTAAATCCTTTTTGTTTTGCAGTTTCACAGAAACCTATATCTTCCCCAAATGGTGTTTGTTTATATTTCACACCTGCCTCTATTACTTCCCTTTTTATAAGGTAGCATGCACCGGTAACATCTACCTCAAAAATATTTTGTGGTAAATGTTGGTATACACAATATCCTTTTCTACCTTGTTCTTTTTTAACCCTATAATTATATTCTTTATTGCCCCAATGCATTCCATTGTAAACTAATGCAGATACAATACTTTTTTGGTGTGCTAATAAACTGTTTAGAATGTCTTTATGCACTATGATATCACTATCTACACTAAATAGGTAATCCCATTCTATGCTTTTGTCATTAAGTAATTTTAGAAAATGGTTTCTAACTATGGTAAATAGTGTATAATCTCTGTTTTCTCTATCTTGGCTGTCTTTTCTTTTTTTATACAGGTTATCTTTCCTTGCATAAATTACCATCTTGTATTCGCTGCTTACTTTTTTAATCCATTCTAAAATTATTTCCCCTGTTTTATCACTGGTATTGTTTACAAAAAAGGTGGGGATTATCCTATCTTTAGGGTAATTCAAATTATATAGGGCTTCTAAATATTCTTCTATTATTTTTTCCCTATTTTGTACTGGACATCCAACTGCAATTATGGGTTTATTCATTTTCCCACCTCTGCAGTTCTTCCAATAAAGGTTCTACATTGTTTTTCCAACTGCCATTATTTGCAACTTCTTTTCTTAATTTTCTTAAATAATTGTGGTGGCTTTCTTTTTCAGTTAATGCCTCGCCCATATATTTAATATATTGGTCATCATTTTCTGCCCAATATACTCCATCACATTTGGTTTCTGGAAGATTAGTTGTTACAACTGGATTACCTGTTGCCATATATTCCCAGAATTTAAGTGGATTGCATGCCTGGGTAACTGGGTTATCCCTAAATGGAATTGTGCATACATCAAAATGATTCAACCACATTGGCAATTCATCATAGTGTCTATGCCCTAGGAAAAATAGATTATCTGGTCTTCTTGTTAGTTTTGCATTGTATTCTAAACCTAATACTACGAAACTACAATCTGGATATTCTAAACAGCTTCTATACATTAACCCTAAATCTACCCATGTTGCAATTGCACCACTGAAACCTATTACTGGTTTTTTCCTGTGGAATCCTGGTAGTTTTAATTTTCTAAATGGGTTTCGTGTTTTCTTTTGATAATGTTCATAGTCTACTCCATTTTTTACCATGATTACATTATCATTCAGTTCTAATGCATTGTCATATAATTTTTGGGATACTGCCATTACTAAATCTGCTCTTTTTACTGATTTTTCCCATAGTGGTTTCCATGAACTAAACTCACCGGTGGGGCTGTCTATCGCATCAAAGATAACATATTTTGGTTTTATTTTATTTATCCAATCATAATATGGGGGATAACTAAAATAGTATATGTCTGGTTTTAAACTGGTAGGTTGTATTTTATTAGATACTACATAGAAATTTTCTTCTATTTCTTCTATTCCGTTTGTGGTAAATTCCCCTTCTACTCCGGGGGTATGGTTCATAAAGTAACATCTATGCCCTTCTCTACTTAGGACTTTTAATATTTGGTTTGGTCTTTGATACAGTATGTTGTAGTTTACTGTTGGTGGGTATAATATTCTCAAATGTGTATTCCTCCTTTTATGGTAGTCATTATATCATATTTACTAATTACTATTATTAATAATTACCCTTTTATATTCCAGGTTCCGGATATTTCCCCGGTGTTGGAAACCTCTTATCTGGATTTTTAGGTTGAGCAATATCCTTATTCCTAGTAACCAAATCATCACCCGCATCATCAAAAATTCTAGTAAACGGACTTGCAGGATTCATTCTACATAATGAAAAATAATTAAGACTGGCTTTTACATAATTCAACCATATAAGACTAGAATTATTGCTAATACTTATATGAACAGCATCTACAGCTTCATTACTAGGAAGATTAAAATGTGCCATAAAATTATCAACCCTATAATAACTTGCACCTGAACCCCCGTCAGTACAATATACTTCACCTGCAGGAGTTGTAGTAACTTGACTAGGTGGTGGAAAATAAGTGTAAAATGGAGGCCCGCCCCTTATTACTTGATAAGGATCAGTACCATTATACCAATACCATTTCTTTGTTTTAAATCCATGTAACCCTATCCATGCCCCCCCGGAGGGATACCATGTTTGGAATCCTTGGTTATTTGTAAAATGGTGCATTGTCATGTTCATTACAATTGCATCGTCAGCCCATATAAATCTTCCAAAATAATATTCAACTGCATAATTTTGATAAGTTAATCGTTTACAATCATCCATTCTAGGAGAAGTTATAAGTGAACCTCCTATGGGTATTCTTTCACAATAACAACTTTTGGGAATTTGTAACGTAGCTATGGGTACATTTCCTGAATTGTTACCACTGTTATTGTTTGGGCAATCGTTATTTGTTAATGATACATTACTTCCACTGCCTATATTTTCATCATATTCTAAAATATTTGCAACTGAAACATTACTGCATTCCGCATCCCTTATACTAACTATATCCCCTGTATTTACCTCTACTTTTCTTTCCCCTTCATCATTTTCCTGTGGGCATTCAAAAGGTATATATTCCTCTGGTACTTTTGCATCCCTCATTACCCTAATTAACCCTATTTGCCCATCTATTACTTTACCAAATATTCCACTATTTGCCATGATTTACCTACTCCGGGCAAATGTTAAATTATTGCTGCCAAATGGTCGAACTAACATATATCCAGTTACGGGGTCGGTTTCTACAACTACTGCTCTTCTTGACTTTGTGGCTTGTACTGCCTTGGTTATCATGGTTTGTATTGCATCAAATTCGTTTACTATGCTCATACTGGTATCACTGGATACTGCATTAAATGTAGTTGTATAATCTGCAGGTTTGCCCTTTATGCCTTTATCAACTACTGTGAAAACTAAATCGGAATACATATCATCATCTGGGAATTTAACTTGTACCCCTGGTTCAATATCATAGAATTTGGCAAATGTTATTTTTGCAGTGTAAATAGGCCATGCTTTTTGATTTAATTCTTCTAATACTAATCGTTCCATTGTGGCACTATCAAGAACTGTACTATCTGTTATACTATCCCCTATCTGTAATCCATATTGTGCTATACTTTCATCTATTCTTCTATGGGAGAATACTGTTTCATCATTGCAGCCATACCCTGTTAAATCGTTTATGATGTTTTCTGCATTATCTTCAAATTCCATTTCAGTTACATAGGGGGTATCATCGTTTATGTACTGCATATTTCCTAGATTGTTTTTGCCAATTTCAAACCAGTTTAAATTTCCTCCCATGTCCACATACCATCTAACTTTACTTAACCCCTGGGTAATTCTATACTTTTCAAATAAAGAATTTAATGCTTCTTGTTTATTTTTAAATTCCCCATACCAACTATCAGCAGCATCCCCCTGGGTTGTGAAACTTGGATTACTTCCAGGTGTTAATGTTCTTCCTAAACTGATTCCTGTTTGGTTTAAAATATTAATTAATAATGTTTGCATGTCATAATATGTGCCTGTTCCCAGTGTTGGATTCCAATTAAAGGGTTGCTTAACTAAAAAGAATCCTTTATCTCTACCAATTAATGTGAATAATCTGTTTGCTTTTCTATCCGTTCTTCTTACCCTCTGTAAATATCCAGTAATTACATCTATACCACTGGCATTATTTACCCCAGATAAACTAAAACTCATTGGGTTGCCACTAACAAAATCATTATTTCCTTTATCTGCCCTATATTGCATGGTAAAATTAGTAGATGATTCAGTTAATCTTTTCTGAATATCTATATTTGTAATCCCCCTGTAATCATCAGACATAGGTGTGGCCTCCTACTAATACTGCAATTGTTTCATCATTTTCTATCTTTTCTGATATGGGTTCGCTTTCTGATGCCTGTGTTACATTTTCATCTACCCCTGGTAAACCCAGAGGGTCGTAAGTAATCCATCCTCTTACTAGTAATGTTTTCATCATAAACCCATTTATCATAAAAGTTGCAGGAATATCTATTGCAGGGGATTGTTCTGTAATTGTAAATTGTAATTTTTGTTCCATGGCAGTTCTTATAACATATACTGATTTTATTCCACAAATTAACCTAATGTCTTTTGTTTTTAAACCCCTTATGTTGAATACTGTTTTGGTTAAATTGGCAATACTCCTTATACAGAATACAGTTTTAAAATTTTTTGCAGTGGGAATATCATAAATTAATCTTGTAAGTTCTCCATCAAAATTAAATAACCATTCACTTTCATCTTCTACTGTTGGGGGATTTTCAGTATCATTTAAAATACAAAACTCTTTTATACCTACATAATCTGCATGAGTCCATGTTCTCCATCCTAAAATTGCTACTTTATTATTAGTATAATTATCAGTTCTATCTACTACCTTAATTCCATCCCTATATACTAATGTCTTATTACTGCCTAATCTTCTTAATTCCATTTCAAAATAAGTACCTGGAGGTGCAATTACACTATTACCATTTTTGATTTCATTATAAAAATTAGCAGTACCATCAGCATTTCTAATAATTCCATGGGCAAAATGATAATTTGTGGGGTCTGTAATACCTATTCCTGTTAAACTAGTTCGTCCACTATCTGCTTCATTATTTCTAAGTTTATATAATACTTTAAATTTGTTGGGAAGATTTAATTTGGCTTTAATTTGTTTCCCTATATTATAATCCCATCCACTTGTTCCAGTGTTAATGGAATATATTTGCATTTCATTTTGAACTAGGTTATATGAAAATGCAGAATCAACATCCCATTTATTAATATCCAATGTAGTTCCTTCAAATTTTTCCACAAAGAATGTATCACTTATATCTATTCCTTCATATTCTGCCTCTGGATTGCCTGCCAATACTATTAAATTAACTTCTCCTGGACTAACTGGCATGTCTAATATTTCAACTATAAACCTTGCACTAATTCCTTCGATATACCCTAATCGGTTATATGTTAAAAATTCAGTTTCTCCTTCTAATATAAATCTAACATCTTTAAAATCGGGGGCTGTAATCCCATGAACATAATTAACATCTATTATAACTGGCAAATCTAATGTTCCATCTACCGAACCTGTGTACCTAAACCTTTTTTTATATATCCATTTTGATAAATCTACCATGTTTATCCTTCCCCATATTCTAAACCATAGGTTAATCTATTTTTTTCCGTATCAAATAAGATAATAAAAAATAGGTTCTTTTCAATTCGGTCTAAGAATTTAATTAAATAGGTTACAGGAGATTCTACTTTGTGGTTATTGCAATCAAAATAACAATATTTAATTGCTTTATCCAATGATATTCCTTCACCTATTTTTACCTCTTTTTCTAATTTCATACTAGTTGCCCATTTACTGGAATTGGTATAATGTTCTTATATTCATATCTACTGCTCCAGATTGTGCATTGGTGGGAACAACTAATACTAAATCTGTTTCATGTTTATGTCCTCTTGTTACTGTTGCAGTTGCTTTAGGTGAACCTGTAATAGTTGTTTCTATTTTATCTTCATAGGTTGCTAATGCAATTAATGCACTGACTAAACTGCTTGCACCATAAACCCCACTAGATGTAGTTCTAAATAATTTATATGTTACTGCGTTTGTTGCTGCAGCCCATGCCCATACAATTTCATTATCTGAAATTAATTTAACCACTAAATCTTTTACAGTAGAATCATGCCATGTACCATTATAATATTTCACCTGGTTTGTTGTTCCAGTAGTTGTTCCCCTAAGAACCCCACTTCCACCGGTAACAATAAAGACCACATGATATGTAGTACCTATTACTAGAGGCCCATGAGCTGCAAAGAATATATAACTTGCTGCATTGGGTGTTAATGTTACATTGGTTATTTCTAGGTTACTGTGTACTAATGTTCCAGAAGCAGAACCTGCATTATCTGTTTCAATCCTAACCGTGCCTACTAATGTTCCACTTGTTTTTTCTTTAAAAACTGCTCCACTAAGGTATTCCTGGGTTGCAACAAATTTTCTACTAATCCTAGTATTGGTAACTGTATCTAATGTTTCTGTATCTGCATCTTCTACAGTTTGTTCTATCATTGGGCTTACAATTACAGCATCTGATTCTATTCCTTTAAGTGTTTCCCCTGTTTCGTCTACTGCAGATACTGCAGCATAATAAGTTCCTGGTCTTACTCTTCCACCGTTACTATGTCCTGGTGTTCCTGTTGGTTTTCCTGGTGCTACTAATAAATCCCCTCTTATATCTCCTAATACCTTTGTAGTTGCCCCCCCTACCTGAGTATAATTTTCATCTTCGTTAGTTATGCTTTTAATTCCAATATATCTTTGTTCTACTGCATCTTTACCATTAGCAATAGTATCCCCACTATTATATCCATTTTGGGTTACTGCAGTAATTCTAACATTTTCCATTTTAGATAAATCACTTGCTCCTCCTTTATTATTCCATATATTAACTTGCACCGGGTCGCCCGTATCTCCTGCATCTACTATTCCCAAATCTATAGGGTTTGCACTTGTAAGTTCTACAACATCCCCCACTTCATAACATTTTACAACTGGTTCAGCCATACATTATTCCTCCCATTTTTTAATCACAAATCTTTTCAATATTAGTATTTAATTGAATTATGCCTGCTAATCCCCACTGTCTAAGGGCAGGTATTGCATCTAATTCACTAAAACTAGGTGGTCTGTATTTGCAGTATATTTCTTTTGTTGCCCCCACTGCCAATCCAATTACTACCTTCTCCAGAAAATCAATATTATTTACAGATAATAACATTGCATTGTAAGTTTCTATCCCTATTCCTTCCTGTAATTCTGGATGTTCTATTGGCTGTAATATTAAATTGACTATTGGGTCTGTACCTGTATTCCTTACAAAGAAAGATTGTGTAATTGTTTGGTATCCTCTTTTAACAGTTTCAAAATCTATACCTGTTATTTCATCCTGATTAATATCTTCAAATATAAAGTTATACATAATCTAACCTCAAATATTGCAACCTTGCACCCTTATTATTGCTGCATATATCTAAATTTCCTGTGTGATCACTGGTATTTAGAATTATCTGTTTGGTGGGGCTGCCTAATTGGTAGGTTAATTTCTCCCACCCATAAGGTTTGGTGTTTCGTTCCATGTCAATACAACTAACATTCCATTCCTGTCTTATGCCATTTATTGCAGTCCATGCAGGGCAGCATAATCCTGAACCGTATAATATAACCTGCCTTACTTCTCTTTCAGTTAATATTCTAATGTACCCCACATCAAAACCCATGTATGGATGATTCAGTGGGTTTGGGCTTTGGTCTGAATAAAAATAATATTCAAAATTAGTATATTTATCAAATCGAGGTAGAAATAAATCGAACTGTTGCCTGGTTTGTTCTATTGCTATTCTTAATTTGTATTCCTGTATTTTGTGGCTGTTTTCATCTTCTGTGTAAGTGGGATATTCGCATGCCCCTATCCATACATCTATACCATCTGTTAATATTATTTTTTTTCCACCACTAACTTGTAGTTTAGTTCCTGTCTTTCTCATGGATTTGTTGGTTATTTGGTCGCATGCAATGTTTTCCCATAGTTCTATTTCTGTTCGTGGGTCAGCATTTAATTCTTGTCTAGTTGCAATGCAGGTAAATGTGAATACTTTACTTTTGTTATCATAGTCTACTGATTCAATTTTTGAAGGTGTTTTGCCATCTATTTTCCATTCCCCATACATTGTTACACCTATAAATATTCTGCTTGGATATATTGTACTCTGCAACCTGTTTTATTTGCCTGGGTATGTTCACTAGTTTTAATTAATATTTCTTCTATTGGTGTTTCTAAATCAAATTCTAATAATTGGTTTCCCTGCAGTTCCCCTTCTATTCCACTGCTTGATTTTTCCCAGTATTGCCTTTCACCATTTACTTCCACATAGCTTGGAAGTTTATTTGCACTGCCCCAAATGTTTATCTTTCTAACTTTTCGGGTTTCGTATAATGTTATTTCTCCTAATTCAATTCCTGCCATAAGGTTAGTTAAATCAGTTACATCATGGTCGGTGTACTGGTAATAAACCATGTTCCAGTATTTGGTAAATAGGGGTAGATATGTGAAGCTACCCCCACCACTGGTTATTAATATATCTAAAACCAGTTGGTATTCTATTTGGCGATTTGCCCATTTATCCTCTTTAAAAGTGGGTATGTTTAATGCACCATCCCACCAATGGAAACCATCAGTAATAGGAATAATGCCCCCACCGGATTCTGTTTGCAGGTCTGTTCCACCGTTTGCCAATTCTTCATTGGTTATTCCATCACATGCAATTTCTAAGAACTGGTTTATTTCTGTTCGTGGGTCGCTGCCATTAAGATTTTCTTTACTTGCAATGCATTGTAGAATTAATTGTTTTTTGTTTAAATCATACCCTGCCTTGGTAACTAATGACGGTGTTATGCCTCCTATGTTCCATGCCATTTAATCACCTTTTATTATTCCATATAGAATATCCGTTGCTGATTAATGCTTTTTCTAAACTTTCTACTGTGGTTTCTGTTGTTTGGTTGCTTAATTGTGTTACTGCCTTTTCTGCTTCTTCTCTGTTCTGGGCATTTACATCTCCAAATTCATTGGTGATTTGTATCTGGAAAGTGGTGGGTGTTGGGTTTATTATTTCTCTTATGCTGTTTGTGTTTAGGGCATAATCCCCAGCTTGGAACTCTGGAACTAAACTTTGCAGTTTGTTAGCTAAAAATGATTTGCCTTTATCTATACCATCCCCTATTCCACTAATCCATGCACTGCTTAATCCCATTCCCCAACTGTCTATATTTTTTAGTGGGCCTTCTATTGGTGGGGAATGTGATTCCCATCCTGCAAATAATGATTTTAACCGGTCATTTAGCCATCCTTTTAATCCTTCCCAGTTACTGCTTACCCAACTAACTAATCCATCCCTCCATGATTTAATTGTGTTCGCTCCCCATTCGTACATGTTTTTGGGCAGGTCTTTTATCCATTGGATTCCATTGTTTATACTTGCAACTGTGTTATTTATGGCTTCTTTTATTCTTCCTATTGTTGAATTTATCCCATCAACTAATCTATTATATGCATTAACTGCTCCAGTATACAACATTGCAGGTAAACCTTTTATAAAGTTCACCAAATCAGTGAATAACCTTTGTGGTGTGTTAATTGCATTTATTAAGTTTGCTTCTACTATTTTTAATCCTGCCAAAATTCCATTCCAGATATTACCTGCATAAAGAACTAATTGGTTTGGTAAATTTTTAAGATATTCTATAACACTATTAAATATTCCCATGATAGTGTTTGGCAGGTTCATTAATGCAATATAGATATTTCCAGGTAATTCGTATAATGTTTTGGCAAAACTACCAATACTGAAAAGAGCAGAATCTAACCATGCATTAAAAGAATCCCATGTTAATCCTGCAACAAATCCAGAAATTTCCCCTGGTAAATTTAAGAAGAAAGTGGTTATGTCATTCCATGCATTAACTAAGCTATCCCTAAATCTATATAGTACATTATTAGAAACATCATCTACACTGCCCCCTCCTAATTGGCTGCCAAATAACATTCCCCAAATATCAGGCATTTTAAATTCGCCTGAAATTAATTTTGAAATATTGGCAGGTAAATCTAGGAAAAAGTTGTTGAATGGTCCACTTATGTTGGTGTCCAACCAGTTACCAAAATTAGTGGCTGCATCTTTACCAAATATCCATCCCCAAAATTCATCTTGAGTAATTGATGTTAATTTATCCAATCCTATAAATTGCCCCAATGTTGCAAATGGCATTTTAAACCAATCCCAAATCCAATTCATATTAATTGCTTTTAATGCTTCATACCACATATCCATCCCGAAAGCTTCTTTGGTTTGTTCTAATATGGTTTTGTGCCAGTTTTCCCCTGCCCCACTTAACCCTTGTGCGATTAATCCAACAATTAAAGCAACATCTCCTAATAATCTTGGTACTAATCTTGTTATTGCACTTCTAAATCCATCTGGGATTAAATCTGCAATTTTGCTTCCAATACTGCCAACATCACCTATATTGCTAATTGAAAGTTTAGGTATTTTTATCCCTTTTATAGTGTCAATTATTTTGGTGGGTATTTCTCCAACTATTTTTTGTAAACTATTTAGTATACCACTACTGGATTCTGAAACTCCTTTATCAAATGCTTTTCCAATATTTTTACCCGCATCTTCTGCAAAAAAGGGGGCACGACCATCTTTAAATATTTCTGCAAATTTACCATCGGTGTACTGGAAGAAATATCTCATTTTACCGGTGGCTTCATCCATGAATGACATTGCACCTTCTGCCCCTTTTCCCCATGATTTGCCTATATTTTCTGCAGCTTTAAATACTTCATCTGCAGCTTCTCCAGTTCCACTTGTTACTTTACTACCTACATTGCTTGCAGCTTTTGCAGCATCATCACCCCATCCCATCCAACCTTTTATTGTATCAGATATGTTACTACCTGCATCTTTTAATCTGGTTATTGCTTTTTGTACTCCACCTTTCCACCATTTTTCCCATTCAGTATCCCAAAGATTATCTAATATTCTAAATACCCCTGGTATTGCTACAAATATTGCCCCTAATGCTGTTGCAATTGCAGCCCCAAAACTAGTAAGTAATGAAATGGAATCCCCATATTTTGTTCCTAAATCATCTAATGCTGCCCATAATTTTTCTAAAATTGTAGTATGTTCATCAGCTATTTTACTATTCCTTTCTATTGTTCCTGAATATCTTGCTGTTTCCTCTGATGCCCTACTTAATGCTCCTGGTTGCATGCCTAATTTTTGTTCCAATACGGTTAAATCCCCATTACTTTCTTTAATGGCTTCATTTAACCCCTGGTATGCAGCACGACCTCCACCAAATTTTTTGGTTGCTGCAGATATGATCACTGCAGTCTGGTCAATGTTAAGGCCCATTTCTTTAAATGTGGCATCATATTTTTGCATCCATGCAACATAGGTGTCAAATCCCCCTACAATATTTGCATTTGCATAAGCGACAGCATCAAATGAAGACCTAATATCGGTTAAGTCTACACCCATTACTCTTAAACTGTTAGAAAATTTAATTATCTGTTCATCAGTTGTACCCACTGCAGACCGCATTAAATGAAAATCATCAGCACCACTACCTAAACTTTCTTTGCTTGTTATTCCTAACTGTTTTAATGCTTTCATATAATTCAATGCTTCATCAGTAGGAAAATCTGCATGGGTTAATGTTGCAACCATATCCCTTAATTCTGCTTCTGGAATAACACTGCCTGACATTTTGGCAAATCTAATATTTGTTGCATCTAATGCCTGGGCTGTTCCTTCTAATGCTAATGTTGCCCCTGCAATTGCTAAAGCTGCCTGGGCAAAACCATACTCCATTTCCTGCCCGGTTTCTAACCCTTTATCTCCAACTGTTTCAGTTGCTGCAGATGCTTCTGTTGCTGATGATGTTACCCCATCTATGGCAGGGGCTGCTCCCGACATACTGGTTGTAAGGTCGTTGCCTGATGCTATTGCAACCAACCCTAATTCATCTATACTTTCTGTAGCTTTATCCATGTTTGAGTCTATTAATGTTGCTGCAGCCCCTGATTTTACTCCCATTTCTTCCATAGATGTTGCTGCAGTATTTAACCCTTCATCATTAACATTAATGTCTACATTAATTGTTTTATCTACTAATTCATTCATTTTGTTAATGAGATTATCTAATGCACTATCTATGTCTGAAATATCACCGGTTACAGATATTCCAACATCTCTATTATCAGTCATGGTTTTTTCCTACTTTTCCAATTCTTTATTTTGTTTTGTTATTCTTTCCAATTGGCTGTTTAATTCATCAACTGATTTTTGCCCTTTATACATTGCAAAAAATTCATCTAAGGTTTTTGCAGTGTAATAATTTATGTATCTTTTATATTCTGGAAAGGGCATTTTTAGTATTTTTTCTTTGGTTTTACTTGGTGCTTGATGTTCTAAGTATGCTATGCCTGCCCATATAACTAGGAGGATTTCTTGTTTGCTTTGGGCTTTTTGGGTTTGGGTGTCCGTTTGTCCTTCGCCTTCTTTTTTGCTGCCTGCAAAGTTCTATCAGCCCCATCATCCCCTGTTGCATCCATGATTAATGTTGTGATTTCCATTAGTTTTGGAAATGACCTGTACCTTCTTGGTATGTTTATTGTTTCATCTGGTTTGCTTTTCAGTATTAAACCCTTTTTAACTATTTCCTCTGCCATCGGCAGCATCTGTTCAAACATGAATCTTTGAACCTGTCTATTTTGCGTTTTCTTTTCTCCTTCTTCTGGTGCTGCTTCTTTTAATTTATCAAATTCATCTTTTAATTCTATAAAGTCTAGTAATAATGGCATGTCTTCAACTAGTAAAGGTACTATTTCAAATTCCGTTTCTATATCCCCATCCATTAAGGTAAATCTTTGGGGTTCGTTAAATTTTATTATGTCTTCCATAGTTTTCCATCTCCTATCTGTGGTTTAAATTAAATGGTTGCCCCTAAAAAATTAAGGGTAAAAAAATAAGTGGTGTTTTAATTAGTGGGTTTAGACTACTACTTTTGGTCTAACTAGCAATGGGTCTTTATCTACAGTTACATCTATAGTAAACCCTGCATTATCCCCCTCTTTAACATCTACCATTGATTTCATAACTGCCCTTACCTGTGGGAAGTACATTCTACCAACAACTGTAGAGCCTCTTTCCATTGGCACATAAGCATATATGATTCTTGGTTCGCTGACCATCTGGTAAACCTCTACATCAGCACCTACATCTTCAACCCCATCATAATCTTCAAAACAAAGTTTTATTAATGGGTCTAAATCACCTAGTAGGTTTTCTTCTGATATGGTTATTTCTTTTGCACCATAGGATGTATGTTTCATATCAGAACGGAGTATACCATAGGTTTTACTGTCCTGTTTAACATCTACTTTTACATTCTGGGCGAGATATGGTTCAAATGCTTCTACAAATCCTGCAGTAACTGTTCCAGATAAACTTCCAGACATTACTACTTCTCCAGTTGCATCATCTATACTTACTACTGTTTCTGTTGAAAGTATACCATCCTCATAGATATCTATATCGTTTGGGGTTGGAGTAAGGGATACACAGCTTCTAGGGAATACTGGCAATAATGCAGTTGGAATATTCCAGGTTGTTCCACTACCTGTTAATGCTACTCCTGTTTGAATTGCCCCTATTATTAATCCTACATTTCTTCCTTGCAATGCAGTTATTGCTTCTATATCTTTTATCATAGTTTTTTCCTCCACATATTCTCTTTTAATTTTATTAAGTTATTCTCTCCTTGGTGGTATCCACCTGCCTTTATAATTAAAGATTAATAAAGACATGTAAAAGAAAACTCCATCAGTATTTTTAAGTTCATATAATCCTGCCTTTAACTTTTTAGGTTTTACTTCTCCGTCGATTCTACCTCCTAATGTTGGGTCTTTACGCATTTCATCAAAAACTATTTCTGGAACTACATCAGTTAATTCACTGGCATTTTCTAATTCTAGTTTAAAAATAAAATATATTTCTCCATCACCTTCCACCTGCAGGTTTAATCCCCTATTGTATTCTTCGGAATCACCTACGGGGTCTTTAAAATCAATGAGCATGGTAGATAACCCACTGGGTTTGTCTGCCTGCCCTGTAACAATATCCTCAACTAATGGGTTTCCTGCAAATGTTAATTCTTCTGTAAATTCTGTTATGGCAGTTTCTATTTCTTCTTTCATGTTGATAACCCATCCAAAAATTTGTTTTCTTCTTGTTCTAACCCTGGGTCGCTATTGGGTACTACTTCATCTATGTAATCATTTGGGCTTGTTCCGGGGTGGTCTACATGTTTTACTGGATGCCATGCTCCGGGCCACCATAAGGCCAATTTATTGACTGGTTCTATTGGGTGTGGTGCTGTGCCTAATATTACAAAAATTGCATGAAAAGCAGTGGGATACATTATACCCTGCAACCCACCAAATTCTACTATATGACTGTACCTTAATTCCCCACTTCGGAAGGGTGCTAATACTCCAGCAATTTGTTCAAGTATGTTTAACATACCCTGGACCATATATGAGGCCTGTGGGTATAATCCACTTTTTTTGGATAGTAACCAATTTTTTAGGTCATCTTTAAGCCATCTTAATTCTACAGTTCCCATGACAATTCTACTCCTTGGTTTCGTATAAGTCTGTTAATGATTACACTTAAACATCTCGATATTTTAGTTGTACTTCAATGTGGGGTAATTGTCTGGTTGCTTTGGGTTTTAACATTTTCATGATTACTTCTACCAGTGTATAAGGATTTGTTACTTTTAACCAACTATTTTCATTAAGATATTCTGCATCCTTGGTTTCAAAAATAGCTATTGCATCGCATGCTTGCACTGTTGCATTATTCAAAAATCGTTCTGTTCCATCCAAAAAATTAACCCTGGCCTTGGTGGTTATTTCATCTTCTTTATAAACTATGTGGCCTTTTTTGTCTTTAATAACTCCGTTTCCGTCTTCGCTTGGTGTACGGTGTATTATTGTAACATCTTCACCATATCGGGAGATGAATGATTTAACTGCATTCCTAATTATCTCCACCCCCTTCTTGAACTTCCCCCTACAGGTGGTCTTCCTTTAATTTTGTTTAAATAATAAACATAATTTTCTCCATAGCTTTTGGGCTGTTTTTTTCCTGATGATGATTGTTTAAATGTTACACTAAACCCTGAATCTTTCATGGATGCTATTTCATTGTTACTGGTTTCTATTTTCCCTGTACTTTCCAACCATACTAATATTTTATAGCAGCATGCTAGTTTTAGATTGTGTAATATTTTTGCATCTGTTGGTACTTCTTCAATATGGGCATCTTGATAAGTATCCTCGGTTGCAGTGGGTATATAATTTTTTATTGCAGCATTTACAGATGAAGGCAAATCAGGATATACTACTTTAACATCTTTTACCTCTGCTAAATTAGGAAAACTCATCTTTATCTACCCCTATTAAATTTTTAACCCTATACCTGTATTCCTCATTCTCTTCCCTAGCCATGGAGTTATAGAACCATTTGATTGTTAAAACTCTTTCCTCATATTCACTATCTGCATTTAATATAGTGTTTTCGTCTGCTTCTATTGTTATGGTGTGGGTGTTTGTGGTAGGGGTGAAGTCTGTTTCTTCTACTATTACTGTTGAACTTTCCACATCTGTTATTTTATAACTACCCTTATCTGGAGTTACCGGTTCACCTGCATGATTAATGAAGGTTATTTCTACATCCCTTGTTGAGTTTTCATTTACTGTATCCATACCATTCTCCTCCTAATCTTTCATTACTATTTCTGTCTGTGGTTGCATAATCGTGATTGTTGTAACTGGTTTTTTAAGTTGGAATAATGTTTCTACGCTTTGTAATTGGAAACTTGTAACTGGGCTTTTAATTATAACTTCCATTTCTCCACCATGCATGTTAAATAACAACTTTGGTTCTTTAATGTTAAACCTGGCAGATTCCATCCACTGCCAAAAATAACTTAAAAGTATTCCAAATTCAATTTCTGAATCTATCCCATTTGTTCTAATAAAATTTTGCCATAATATTTTAATTAAACCAAAATAATTAATCTCTTCAATGCTGCTTACATTGATATTGAAATTAAGTTTATCATAACCCATTTCAGTTATATTTTCTATTGCCTGCATTACTAAGAATAAAACTAATTTAAGATTACCTACTTCACTTGTATTTAAAAATCCTATTGCTTCTATGAATGCCTGTTTGTTACCTATATCTAAAATACCAATATTAATTAGTTCTTCAATACCAGTTACATTGATATTGAAATTAAGTTTATTATAACCAATTTCTGTTATGTTTTCTATTGTTGGCATTAACAAAAATAAAAGTAGCTTATTGTTTCCAATTCCATTTATATTCCTAATACCTTCCACAATTATAGTCTTTCCTGGAAACTTAATTAAAAGAGTGCCTATGCCATTTACTTCTTCAATGCTGCTTACATTGATATTGAAATTAAGTTTTAAATCTCCAATTTCGTTTATATTTTCTATTCCTATAGGTAATAATTCTAATTGGGAAATTGATATACTAGGTAATCCAAACTCTGCAGTTGGTGCAATTCCTGGAACTATGCAGGGTTTTGGAAATATTAATAACCATGGATATTGGTTATCCCCTAAAGTAACCCAGATTGTTGTGAAATCCCACCCATTATAAGCATTAGCATCATACGGATAAGTCATTTGGTCTGTTGTTAAACCTGTTCCTAATGCAGAACTAGCTTGTCCTGATGTTTGTGTATCCCAATAGCATGCAGTAACACTTGAACCTGAATGAGTTGCTATGAATCCCCCTAAACTAGCTGTTCCTGAAACTGCCCCTTTAGAATAACAATAAGTAAAGACCGTACTATCTGCTTTACCTGCAAACCCTCCTACTATGGTTGCTCCATCTACATTCGCAATTGAAAACGAATTAATACAATTACCCTTAACTGACCACCCTATTCCTCCACCTACATAATTCCCAGTACCTACTATATTCCCTTCAGTATAACATTCAGATATATATACCCCTGTATTTGAATACTGATTATACCCTATTAATCCCCCCAAATAACTATTCCCAATAATTTCTCCACTAAACATACTTTCATAAATATTCATTCTTAATTGTATACTATAAGTATATCCAACTAATCCACCTATATAATCAGTTCCAGTTATAGATGTCCTGGTAACTATACATGATAAAATTTGAAAACTAACTGCACCGACTCCCCCTGGATAATTAGGAAAACCTATTATCCCTCCAACCCTTCCCCCTCCTGCATTAATTTCCATATCTGATACTTTACACCCACTAATAATACATTGGGTTCTTGCTGCAATCCCCCCTATATAACTTCCTGTAGCTGTAATTGTTCCTTTTGCTGTGCAATCTTGGATAGTAATATTGTTTAAATTATTATAATATCCAAACTGTCCTGCTATTCCCCCAATATAATCTCTTCCTGATATATCCCCTGAATAATTACAATATGATACTCTTCCCTGAACATTATAATAAGTATTATATCCCATTATCCCCCCAACATAATCCCTTCCATTAATTGTGGCAGAACAGTCACAATATTCTATTGTTAAATTCCATACTCCTACACCATTTCCCCTATATGGATACCCTACTACTCCTCCAACATAATCTCTTCCATTAATTTGTCCATTAATTATTTTTATATTTGAATATACTGCCCCACCATACCCACAAACAGCCCCGACCCCATCCTGTCCAGTTATATTACAATCAGCCATAATTAAATGATGAATATTACTTGCTGAACTATTATTCGCAGAAGAGAATCCAAATAATCCCAAATAATTAGTAGTAGGTCTATTAATATATAAATTAGAAATTATTTTAGAATTACCATCAAATTGCCCAGTGAAAATATGAGAAGCATCCGGGCCTATTGGCATCCAACCTGCCCCTCCATTATAAGAAGGGTTTGCTGTAGGGCTGGCATCAATATCAGCCCCTAATTTATAATATTTAGCTAATGTATAAACCCCACTTCCCAATAGTTCTAAATCAGTAAAGGTAGAAAGAATATAAGGGTCTGCTAATGTTCCTGAACCAGTTACCACTTTCTGAACCTACCTTTTTTATAATTTGAATATTTTATTAGTTCCATCATCCCACTGTATAACAATATCCCCACCATTGGGAGTAATTGGGAGACCGGTTGCAGTGTCAATATATGCTACTAGTAAACTGGTTTCTTCTAAACCTGTTTCTAAATATATTACAATTGCCTCACTTTGGTTTCCTGTAACATCTGGAAAGGTTACATTGTCCGCATTAAATACTCCATCAGTTACTACTTTATTTGTTAATACTGGACTAATTGCAGTTCTTGCAACTTCCCCAATGTCTGTTAAATTTACATGAGTTGCAGTATTCACAGAATAGTTTAATGTATCTACTAATATTGCCTTAACCGGTGTGTTAATTAAATCAATTCCTGCCTGCAACATTTGTTCTTTGGCTTTGGTATATATTGCATTTGTCATTATCATATCCCTCCCTTAAAAAAAAATAAAGAAATTAAATTATTTTTGATTTAATGCCAAATCTAAAGCCCTTATCTGTATTTGGTCTTCTTTTTTTGGGAATCTACTTTTACCCTTTTTAATGTTTTCAGTTTCGTTGGCAATCCATTCTTTTATCTGGTCATCTGAAAGTTTGCTAGGTGGTAGGTTTGCCCATGCTTTACCTAATCTGTTTATCTTAATGTCGGGTTCTACTTCTCCGGGTTTGCCCCTATAGGTAACTTGAACTTTGGTTTGCAACTGGCATTTATCACAGGTATATCGTTTGGCTTTACTTTTATCTTCCTTCATAAATTCTTTAGGATTTACTTTTAATGATCTGCCACATTTGCACTTAATTTTTCTTATTTCTTTTTCCTGTTCTTTTATCTTTAATTCTGCCTTTTTTTGTGTTGCTATTTGTATGGCTTTATCTGCTTCTTCTTCACTCCGTATTTCTTCTAATATAGTTCCATTATTTATTTCTTCGGTTTGTTCTTCCCCTGGCATTGGTTACATCCTCCTTAGTATTTTAAAAAAATAAAAAAATAGGATAACTGTGTGTTATCCTTATGGTGTTAATAGGTCTAGGTCAATCAAGTTGTCCAGTTTTAAGAATGCTTCTAATCTGTGTATGTCTAACGACTGGTAGGTTAATACATTGAATGGGAACAGGTTGTTTTCATCCATTGCAAAATCCTGTTGCAGGTTTACAGCTTCCTCTTCATACCTTTCAGCTACACTATTTCCAAAATCACAGAGTAGGCCTCCAGTTTGGGGTATGATAGTTGTTCCATCTACTTCACCATTTGCAGTAGGTGGGGCTTGGAAAATATCTGCTTTACCATTTGGGAATAATCCTGCAATCTGGTCAAAGTAGCTTATTCCTAGACTGTTGGTTTTGTGTGCTGACCAGTAAGCCAATGGTGAAAGAACCAACTTTTTACCAGTGTATTTTCCAGTTGAATTTAGCTGACCCATTGCTGCAATCATGTTATTAAATGGCTGAGCAGTATCTGCATTCCATTCGTAACCATCTTCCACAGTATAAGTATCCCCTGCATCTTCATAGATACCCTTAATTTTCAGAGCAGGATTACCATTAAAGATTAGGTCTTCAATACCTTCCAGAACTAATCTTGAGGATTGTCTTGCTGCAGCATCTGGCAGGGGTGTTCCTGCCCTCTTTGAAGATTGTATGTCTTTACGGTGTAGGGTAAATCCATGGCTTATTTCTGGAATCAGTACGGTCTTACGACTGACATCTCCAGTTTCCCTGGGTATCGGTTGACCCTTCTTCCCGGTTTTGGCTTTACCTTTTAGTTTTGCAATCTGATCCCTGGTTACTTGCTGAGCACCCACGGGTATTTCTGGGGATTTTGCTATGACTTGAGTACCTATGAGGTTTGGCACAATTTCTTCCAGCACTATTAAATCATAATAGTTAATTGCTGCATCTGTAAGTAATCCCATTTTATTGCCTCCTGTCTAAGTCTATTCTTACTATGTCGCCTACATCCCCACCTTCAAGGAATGCCCCTGCAACTTTACTTAATTCACTGTTTAGGGAAGATAGAGAAAGGTCTACTGCTATTCCCCTACCGTTTGCACTTGAGCCACATAGTTCACCCTGGGTTACAGTTTCAGCTAGTTCTACAAATGCGATACCTGTCGCTTGGGCTTCTGGTATTTCACCTGCAACATATCCAGTTCGGGGTATTATGCCACCTGTACCATTGGGCATGAATGCCTCTTCACTGGGTATGGTTACTGCTATTGGTCTGCATCCTAGAGTTCCTAGTTTTACTTTTGTTTCAGTTGTACCTTGTTTAATTATCCTGTAATAAGGGAGGGTTTCACCATCTTCAACAGATCGTTCCCTTATTAACCTTTGTCCATATTCTGGTTGGAATCCCATAAGTTACATCTCCCATCTTTTTTTTATTAAATCTATTCTTCAGATTCAGTACTGACTTTACCATGATTATCCATTTTATCACGCATTTTCTGAATCTTGGTTTTGGTATCATTCTGTTCTTTGTCAATTGTGGAATCGGTGATTATTGGTACTATGCCTGCAGGTATTTTTTTCCTGGCAATTTCTAATCCTTTTACATAGATGTTAATGTCTGCATCGGTTACTTCTGTTTCTTCGTCTATTTCTAGTTCTTTTCGTACTGCTTTTTCTAGTGTTTTTTCATCAACTACCCCTACATCTTTTATTTCTTTGGAATAGTCTAATGCTTTTTTGACTAATGCAGTGTGGGCTTTTTTGGTTTTAGATGCTTTTAGTTCTTTGTTGTCTTTTGTTAATTCTTTAATTGTTGCACTTTGTTTTTTGATGATTTTTTCCTGTTTGTATTCTTTTTGTTCTAGTTTGTCTAGTCTTTTTAGTATGCTTTTATTATCCATGCTTGTTTCACCTGCAGTAGATTCTTCCTCGGATTCGGTTTCAGTTTCAGTTTCTTCTTCGGTGGTTGTACCTGCAGCCCCTGTAGTTTCTTCCTCCTCGGTTTCTTCTTCTTCGGTTTCTTCCTCGGTTTGTTCTTCGCCTGAAAGTGTGGCACTAAGGTCTTTTAATGTTTTCCTTATTCCTTTAAGCACCCCTAATTTTTCTTCATCAGTTTGTTTTTCTTTACCTTTGGTTTTTTTTGCCATAGTATTTCTCCTCCAATTATCTTTTTTTTATATCTTTTTTAAGCTGTTACAGTTGCATCTTCCAACTGTTGAATAGTTGTACCATACTCTTCTTCTATTATATCTTCAACCATTCTTATTAAATTATTTAGTAATGTTCCCAGTGTATCCATCAATTGGGCTTTATCTGTATCCACCACATTATTTAAATCTTCGGGCCATCCTGGTAACATTGTTACAGCTTTTAATTCTTCTGCAATTTCTCCTATCTCTTTGATTAATTCCATATTAGGAATACTACCATCTCCCTTTTTAACCAGTTTAATATCTTTTGACTTTAATATTTGGGTACAAATGTTATTCGGGCATCCTTTACTTATCCCCTCTCTTGCTGTTCCACTGGTTGCCCAGTTCATGGGCATGGGTGTTAAACTGCCTTCCATCAATTGTACTTTTTCTATTTTTCTAATATCACCTTCCTGGTATCCTTTTATAAAATCGCCTCCGATACTTCCACCGTATCGGACACCTGTGTTAATGTCTTCTTCTATGTCTTTTCTTAAACTGGGTTTTACCCTTACCTTTACCCACATCTGGGTTGCTTTTTCTGTAACTTCTTTCCAACTTTTTACTATTGGGCCTATTACTTTCTCATAATTGTGGCTCATGAAACTGTTTAATTGTGGTGCTTGTTTTATCATGTCATCTATGCAGTCTTCGGTCATCTGGTCTTTTACTAAATCCGGGTCGGTTGTACTTAATGCATATTCTAGGTAATAGAATCCATCATCGCCTGCATAAGCTTTTTTGAATGGCATTATAAAATTAAAGCTACCCTTTATTTCTTTTGTTACCATATATTCACCTTCTTTTTTTGTGTGGTTTGTTATCCATTTTTTGGCAGTGGACATTCCCCACTTTTTTTTATCAAATAAATATACAAATATTGCAGTTGCATTATTAGTACCTTTTAATAATCCTATCCTTGCTTTTATTCCCTTACCAAAATTTTGAGTACCAACTATATTGATGTTCCCATTACCTAGTTTTCGGAAATCAGATTCTGGGTGTTCTGGGTTTGGTAGATGAATATAGTTATCCCCTACAAATGGCATTACTTTCAGTCCTCCCTTTTATTTTCTAAATAACATTCCACATCCACATACTCCTACTATTTTATGTAGATTTGGCTTTACTGGATTCATTTTAACATATCGTTTGCATGCTGTGCAATAAACTTTTTTTTCATGCATAATTTAACACATCCTCAACTATTCCCTGGAAGAATACTGGTTCACCTGGGAAGCACCGTTCCCCATAGTGTTGGTCTTCTGGGTAATCTTCTGGATAATATGGGCCTTCTGCTTCTCTATCTAAACAATCTGAACATACATTGGCATCCCCCACAGTTACCCATGGAATTTTCATTGTTAATTCTGCAATACCTAAACTTAATAATATTGCAGCTTGGAGATATCCTGCTTTACCGGATTCAAGATATCCGAACATGCCCATTGCATCTAGTCTTCTTTTACTATTATCTACTGCTTTATCTACTTCTTCATCATAGGCAAATACTTCACACCATTTTTTTATTTCTGCTTCTGACCAATCGGGGTGTGCTTTTGCAGTTTGTTTCATGCAAACTGTCCAATTTGGTTTTGGTGTTGCCTCTTTTTTTACTGTTTCCGGGTCTGGTTTGCCTTGTTTGTTCTTTTCATAATAGTCATTTACTGCTTTGATATTTAGAATCTGCCTTAACTTTCCCCTTAATGTTAAACCAATATCTTCAATGTTCATGGTTTGTTGCATTAATAGGGTGTCTAGTCTGGGTTGTTCTTTGGGTTTGGTGGGTAGTTTGTATTTGGCTTTTTTTACATACCCTTCCATCCTAGCATATTCACTGTTGTATCTGGTGGTTACTGTTTCCTGTACTATTCGTTGAACATTGGTGATGAAGTTTTCAATTAGTTTGTTTATTTCTAGATGTTTTTGTTGCAGGGTGTTATCGCTTGTTATGATTATTTTCTTTGCAGAATCTAATACTGGTTTTAAATATAAAATAAGTAATTGCCTGTAATTTAATTCTTCCTTGGTTGCACCTGCTTCACCCATGTTTTCGTCGGGTTTGAAATCAACCTTGGTAGTTGTTGCCTTTTTAATAACCTGCATTTTGGGTGTTGCTGCTTTAATTTCTACTTTACCATTTACCCATAATTCAAATTCTTTTAAATCTTTAATCCCAGATTTTTCTATTAAGTATTGTAGTAATCTACCATCTATTGCTACCTTATTTTCCCCTGGTTGATTTTCCATTCTACAATACCCCTATTATAGCATGTTAATTAATCCTTTCTGTACCATTTGCCTTGTTACATTTACCATAGTATCATCTGGGTTGCCAGTTGGTGGGGTTTCTGGTGGGCTTTGTGGTGTGGTGGTGGGGGAGTTTGGCAGTGGGTTCATGCCTGCTTTTACCCAGTCATCTCCACCTAAATCCAATTCTTCTGGGAGGAAATCAAATGGTTTTCTTATTTCTGGTTTGGTTATTGCACCTGTTGGATTTAGTTTGCTTAATATATCTGCAACTTCCACTAAGTTTTTGGATAAGAATGGATTGTATTTTAATTCTAAGTGGCCTTCTGTTATGTCATTTATTCTTAGAATATTATTGGCAGTGTTATTTATTATAGGAGTGTATAACCATTTCCTAGTTCCTTTCTCTCTTTTAGATACAAATGTATCTAGTAACCCTAATAATGTTGCCCTGTTCATTGCATCTGCAGCATAGGTCATGAGTTCCATGGGTACACCTAACTTTAACCCTATACTTTGCACCGTATCTTTTTCTATTTCACTAAACTTTACTTCTTTACCTGCCCATGATGATTCTATTAATGTTTCCCAATCAAATACAGCTACTGTTCCACCCTTGTCTTCTTGGTCACGATAAAATTCTGCAGTTTCATCTAAATATTTTTGGGATTCTTCTACACTATCTGTTATCTTTTCTCCCATTCCTGTTTCTGCTAGTTTATCACTGTTAATTTGTATAATTCTAAATAGTTCTGAATATTTTTTACCTATTTTCATTCGGTAGTGGGGGAATCTTGCTAATGTTCTAAGGTCGGTTATGCATCTTTGCAGGTCAGAATTACCTACTGGACTATGCCTGGGTACTGGGTTTTTTGTGTAATAAAATACTCTACCCTGTTCTAATGGTATTGTAATATATTTCCCATCTATTGTGTTCCCTGTTTGCTTAAATGGTACTGTTCCTGTGGTATCTGCCAATGCTTCCCTTATACTTTGTTCATCTAATGTCATTGGGTTTATTGCATCTAATCCAGTTACTTTCATATTTTTGTCATAGAAGTAATCGCCTGCTAGGTTATAAGTTTCCACATAGCATGTTCTTCCTAGTATTTCAGCATAAGCAGCTACTTCATTCATTGTTAAACGGAAGTTCATCCGTTTTTCTGCAAAGTATTCCTCTTCTACTAATCGTACTGCTTCATCACCATCTTCTTCATTTTCAAACCCTTTAGGTATTAATGTCCAGTCTACCCCTAAATCACAGTATAAAAATAGGTCTATAAATGGGCCTGCTCCTCCTCGGAAGTAGTGTAAAAATAGTTCATAATCCCCTGCTACTGGGTAATCTGCCATTTGCAGTAATTGAAAGAATTGAAAGTTGGGGTCGTATCTTCTTAACATTCGCATTAATCTATCGGAGGGATTAATACTCATTACTGGTAAATTTCTTCCACCTGGTAATCTATCTTGCATGTACTACACTACTCCTTAATCCTCTTTGGAATTTAATTGTTTTTGGTGATAATACTAATCGCATTGCCATATCCATACTATCTAACATGTCGTCATGGTGGCCTTTTTCAAAGAATATTCTATATTCTTCCATGAATGCATTGTAAAAAGGATGATCTATTGGCACATATACCAATCCATTTTCATAGTTTACTGAACTTAAAATTATTCTTTCAATCTTATTCTTAACACTTTCTATCTCTTTTATAGGTAATATCCTTTCGCTTAAAACTTGCTGTTTTAATGCCAGTTGGTAGGCATTAGTTTCTAT